TTTACCTTTTGCTGCACCGATAATTCTTGTTCCAGAATCTAATCTTAAAGTTCCAGAAGTGTTAGTAGAAGTTGGTGTGTAATCAGTAAGATTCTCTTGATCAGAAAATCTTACAAACATTTTATCCTGTGTTCCAGCTGTACCAATTGTTGTCTCTGTTCCTAAAATTACTAAGTGTCGATCTCTTTCAGACACAATAGATAACACTGATTTTGTAGGTGCGTTTGTTACAACAGTCGCTCTTGTTTGTAAAGCTGCAGTGTTAGAAGCTATTGGATCCCAAGAAAAAGTTCTACCATTTTTGACTGTAGCTATGAGCACTTGTCCAAAATTATCCAATGACCAACCTGCAGGATCAAGTATTACATTACTTGTTAAAGATCTCTCACCCCAAGCTGTAAAAAATTCTACAGAAGCTCCACTCGAATGCGCTGATCTAGTCCCCGCAACATCTCTAGTTATACCTGTTAGATCATTTGACGATATGCCAGTATACGAAATAAATTCAGCTCCAACTTTTATAACTCCACTTGTAGGAAAACTTGTTGTGGATGTCAGAGTAATGCTAGTACCAGATCCTCCTGTACCCGCAGTGTCATCATTAAGTGATCCGTTAAGTGTATTCGTAACTCCTGATGCACCACCAAATGTAGAAGTGCCCCATCCGTATCCACCTGTAGAAGATGTTGGACCTACAGTTTCGTAGGGGTTAATAGTTGCAGATCCACTAGCAGACACACTTGTTCCGGCATTGGTAGCCATGGTGATTGTGAAAGAATTATTATCAGGGACTGTAACAACTTGAAATGTATTATCTGTAAAATTAGCAGCGGTATATCCAGCACCTGAGGGTGGGGTCACGGATGTGAAAGTAAATAAATCTCCTACAGCTAAACCATGATTTGTTTTATTGACTGTAACGGTCGGCGATGTGTTGACAGTAGTAAAGGTTACACCTGTAATTGCAGTGCCTAATGGGGTGATGTCATAAAACTCTTCACCATAATAAACTATCAAAGCTTTGGTAGTTCCTAAAACTGCATAAATATTACCATCTAAATCAGCATAAACGTGTTGTGCTCTTACAGCTCCAACAAGACTATTGGCTGTAAGTTGTTCCCAACCACCTATTTTTTCTGGTAACCCGTATCTAAATCTTACATTATCCCCATCAACCCACTGACCCTCTGCTCCAACATCAGTGACTTGCTTATTAAATCCAGGTCTTATAACTACGTTTGTTAATGGCATAGGGAATTATAGCACATTTATTTCACTTCATAAATATCTGGACTGATATTCTAGGCATAATAGGACTTAATACAGGATTTACTTTGTGATCTAATGGCGATTTAACTATGACTAATGAGTTTCCGGTAACCGGTATAAACCCATGAGCTGCCTTATCAGCGAACATAAACTCACCTCCCCATTGTGTAGGCCACTTGTGATTTATGTAATATGTTGCACCATACTCCCAACCACGATCATCATGCCAGTTTATGCCAGATCCTTTCTTCATGTAATGAATAATTGTAGACATTCGTTCTAGACTAGGTATTTGAAAAAATGCGTTATGTCTTACTAATAACTTTAATTTGTCAAAAGGTTGATAATTACTTACCTCAGTTCGTAGGGGAGGATTAATATTATCTGTTAAGGAGTCGCCCCAAATACCTTTTGCGCTATGTAAATTTATCTGTTCACGTTCCTTGATTATAGCATCATGTATACCTTTATACATTTCATAATCTAAGAAATCGATTATCCACCATAACTTATTTGGGATTGTGTATAATAGTTTCATTTCTTGGTAGATCTAACTTTATATTTTAAGCCATCTTTCGGATTAAATTTATAATTTTTTTCTAAGACATCTCTAAACGTGTTTAGGTTTTGTACTATCGATTGTGGTAAACATTGTAAGAAACAATTGGTGCTATATCTAACTCCTTTTTTTATAGGTTTGACTTCGTGTACCCAGAAGTAATCAGCAGGCCAAATCAAAGCATCTCCTCTTTTAAGTTTGATTGTTTTCTTGTTTTTAAAAAAACCAAACTCACCACCTTCGTAATCATCATTTAAGTTGAATGTACAAGAGCCATAGACATAAGGATCATGATCAGTATGCGGGTGAATCTTAGCACCTTTTTCATACTTCATTAATCTCAATTTGTGTGAATACAATAATTGTTTTTTCCATAACACATGAAACATATTAAATTTGTCTGTATGCTTATGGTACAGATTAATCATTTCTTCTATTTTTTTTGAAACAAATTTATGTTGCTTATCACCATATTGTACATCAATGACATCAAAGCTAGACATTGTATCAATACCTGTAGTAGCTTCAGGGCAGTGTTCCAATCCCTTTCTGGCCTTATTTTTTTCGTAATAATCTATTAGGTAATCGCATTCTTTCTTAGATAAAAAATTACGTTTGTGTAAAATTAAATTTGTAATGTCAAATTTCATATTATATAGTAAGCTATATATCATGAATACAATCGAAAAAGCAAAAGATAAAAAAGTCAATATAGATAATTTTATTGGTGTCTACGATAATTATATTACTAAACAAGAGTGTGATAATGCTATTAAATTATTCGAAAACGAAACTAAATTTAATAGAACACTCAACAGATCTGTTTTTGAAAAAGCCAAAGTAACAGAAAAAAAAGATTTACAAATGTTTGCAGGTCCCCACAACTTAGATATATGGTGGGAAGATTTAAAAGGCATAAAAGTTAATTACGAAATGGCCTTGAAGCATTATCTAGACCATACAGGAGCAGGTGATCATTATGGTAACCTTGCTTACACAACTTTTAAAATTCAAAAAACAAGACCAACAGAAGGATATCATACTTGGCATATAGAACACATGGCAGGTATCCATAATGCATCAAGAACTTTAGTTTTTACTATTTACTTAAATGATGTAGAGGAAGGTGGCGAAACAGAATTTTTACATCAATCGGTCAGAGTAAAACCTGAAACAGGTAGGATTGTTATTTGGCCTGCTGGTTTTCCTTATGTCCACAGAGGCAACCCACCTATATCTGGAGAAAAATATATTTTGACTTCTTGGATGTTATTTCCGTGATCACTCTTATAAATAAAAGTAACAAACTAAATGAAAATAAAAATAGTTTATCTGTAACTTATTCTAGAAAAGTTAATATTATATTCGGACACTATCCTTACCCAGATGTAATTCATAATTTTATTTTAGATATTAAAGATAATATAGATCCAAACATGAAAAGTTATACTAATGTAAAAGGTGGTATGACTAATTGGAATTATTTTTTAGATAAAAAAAATTTCATTAACTTTATGACTTACCTCATTAATAAACATCAAACAACTCATCCTTATCTGTTTGAATATTTCTTCGAAAAATATTTTATCAACAATGCTTGGGGTAATGAAATAAAACAAAACGATAGTTTAGGATATCATACACATCCCTGTTTGCATGGAATTTTGTATTTAACCAAAGGATGTGATTTAATTTTACCAGAACTAAATTTAAAAATTACACCAGAGCCTGGAGATTATTACTTATTACCTCCTGAAGTATTACATGGGTTTGATAAATATGAAGATGAAAATAACAGATATAGTTTGGTTTTTAATATATATGAAAGCGATAATAAATTTCAATTCAATAAAAAATTAGAAAGTTCTAAATGAAAATATCTGATGCTGATAGAGATCCTTCTTCTATAAAAAAAGATAATATAGATACTATAAAAATAGTAGATAACTTCTTTGAAAAAGAATTATTTTCTAAAATACAAAACCATATATCAACCAAGATTTATTACACACCTGCATATTTTACAGGCACAACAGAAAAAACAAAAGAAAATTATTATGGAGATAGATGGCTTTTTGTTAACGATAAAAAATTTTTAAAACTTTTTGTAGACCAAGTTGCTAAAAAATTTAAAATCAAACCAAAAACTATATGTTTTACTTCTGCTATAGATTTACGAAACTTAGATCATTTCAAACCTCATACTGACTCAGGCGTAGCTAAAATAAATATTCTTATAATGTTGAAAGGACCTAGTGCTGTAACTAATGGTACTGTTTTTTATACAGACAAAGAATTAGATATTCATGTTGGCTTCAAAGAAAACAGAGCTGTTTTATTTCCGTCTGCACGATTTCATTCTCAACATGCAAGTAAAATTCCTAATTTAAAAAGATATACAGCTACGATATTTATTCAGGATTATGAAGAAGAATGTTAATAAAAGAAATTCAAGTTAATTCAATAAAACAAAATAAAGTAACTTTAATAAAAAACTTTGCATCTTTAACAAGAGAGTATGATTTTAATTTATTAAGTAATTTGATGGAAGAAAACGAATGTATTATTAATCAGAAATCCAATGTAGGTAATTTAAAAGATGTGTTTCAAATACACAGAGTAAGTAATACTTTACAAGAATTCAAAACATTCTTTGATT